TCAGGCTACCGGCGCGCTTTTCCAGACGACTTTGCCGAGCACTGAAAAGTCATCGTCACATATCAGAAAGGGCTGGTGGAGCGGGTTGCTCGAACAGGGCTCAAACCGGGCCGGGTCGCGCCGGTATCGCTTGACCGTTGCCTCTCCACGGCTGTTGGCGATCAGGTAGACTCCGCCTGGCGCCAGTTCCTTGAGACCTGGATCGACCAGGATCAGTCCGCCATCGTCGATCAACAGATCCATCGAATCACCGTCGACCTCGATACCGAATACGCTGCCACCCGCCAGGCGCGCCGGCACAGGTATATGGCCAAGCGGCACTTCGACTGCTTCGCGCCAGCGCCCTGCTCCGGCGATGCCGATCACCGGAACAACGCCATAGTCCGGCATCGAGCCCGCTGTCGCGCCATCGCGCAGGCGTGCCGACGTTTTTTCCGGCGCCGCAACGGGTCGTGCCGCCGTGTCCAGTCCCAGCAGCGCATAGATTGCAGCAGCCTCATCGACGGTGACGCGCCGTTTCCCCGACAACAGCGCGGATATGGCCGATTGGCCGGGAAACCCCAGCGCGGCCGCCAGGCGGGCCTGGCTGATGTGGTGCGCCTTCATTGTCCGGCGCACGAGCATGGCATCGAAAGCACGCATGGCGCGTCCTTTATGAATGGGTGTGGCAACGTAATATCAGATTAAGTCACATCCGAAAAGTAAATTATATCCATTTTCGGGGTGGTTTTCCTATCTGATTATCTGATTTTTCGATAGAGCGGCGCGATGCAGGCCAATCCACCGAGTCGCCCCGCTTCCTCCCCTCTGGCGACGGTGTCGATAACGCAGTGGCATGGCCCTGCCCGTGGCACGGCCAACGCCCCGGCCTGCATTGCGCGCGACCGTTCCCCTGACGGCGCAGGCGCAGCCTGGGCGGTGGGTGCGTCGATCTGGCGCCCCCACCGCCCTTTGTATCGCCCTAGTCTGCACTGCGGAGTTTGACCAACCGATGAAAGCCATCCGCGACTGTCTCGATGCGTTTTGGGATGACAACACGCCGTCCGACCGCGTGCCCCTGCCGATGCCACCGCATGTCCGTGCGGCCGATCTGGCCCCGGCCGAACGGATTGCCTATCGGTTGATCAACCACGCTGCCGAGCATGACCAGCCCTGCCCGGTCAACATCGACCTGGAAGTGGCGACGGGGTTCAACTCCACCTCTATGGGGCCCAAACTGGTACGCAATCTGGAACGCCGCGGCCTGATCCGGGTCAGCAGGTTTCAGCGGTTTCGCCTGGTTGAAATCGTTGCCACGGGAAAACACACCGCGCGCCACCCGTCGATGCACGCTGATCGTCCACTGGTCCGCCGCGGGGCGCGTACGGCAACCGGGCTGGGACTGCCAAGCGATCGCAAACCTTATGCCGCGCGCTGAGCCGGCAAAGCCCGGGTTGACCGCGTCGGGGCGAACAGACGCGGCAATGGCCCGCACCCATACTGCCGAGGCGTTAGCCACGCTGGTGACAATCATGGGCAATGCCGATGCGCCGGCCACCGCGCGGGTCAGCGCGGCCAATGCCGTGCTGGATCGTGCCTGGGGCAAACCCCGGCAGGATTTCGAACTGTCCGGGACACTTGATCCGGTTGCCGCGATCCAACGCGCCCGTCAGCGCGTGCATGGCCACGCCAAGCGTGCCTGCGATACCGGGGCAAATGCGGGGACATGCGATGCATCGATCGGGCACGGCCCTGAGTGACGTCGATCCGGCGCTGGCGTTGGCTGGCGATATCGGTGCCTTCACCACCGATCCGCTGGGCTATGCGCTGTATGCGTTTGCCTGGGGCGAAGGAGATCTGGCCGGGATGGCCGGGCCGCGCGTTTGGCAGTGCGCGGTGATGACCGAGATACGCGATCATCTGTCCAACCCGGCCGCCCGGTTCCAGCCATTGCGCATTGCGCGCGCATCGGGCCACGGCATTGGCAAATCGGCGCTGATCGGCATGCTGGTCAAATGGGCGCTGGACACCTGCCCCGACACCCGCGTGATCGTCACCGCCAACACCGAGGCGCAGCTGCGCACCAAAACCGCGCCGGAGTTGGCCAAATGGAGCCGCATGGCGCTGACCTCGTCCTGGTTCCGGAGCAGTGCCACGGCGATGATGTCGACCATGGAAGGGCGCGAAAAATCGTGGCGTTGCGATCTGGTGACCTGGAGCGAGGCCAACACCGAGGCCTTTGCCGGGCTGCACAATATGGGCAAACGCATCGTGCTGGTGTTCGACGAAGCTTCGGGCATTGCCGACAAAGTCTGGGAGGTTGCGCTGGGCGCGCTGACCGATGCCGATACCGAAATCATCTGGCTGGCATTCGGCAACCCGACCCATGCCACCGGCGCATTTCGCGAATGTTTTGGCCGGCATCGTGCGCTGTGGCGCACAGCGCAGATCGATGCACGCGAAGTAGAGGGCACCAACAAGGCCTATCTCGACGAACTGGTGCGCACCTTTGGTGCCGATTCCGACATTGCCCGGGTGCGCGTGCTGGGTCAGTTCCCCTCGGCCAACGCCATGCAATTCATCGGTCAGCACGAAATCGCCGCGGCGCAGGCCCGCGATATTCCGATATTGGCCGGGGGCGAGCCGGTAATCTTCGGCGTCGATTGTGCACGCTATGGCGATGATGAAAGCGTGCTGGCGATACGCTGCGGCAATGATGCACGATCACGGCCGTGGCAATCGTGGCGCGGGGCCGATGCCATGAGCCTGGCGGGCGATATCGCGCTGGCCACCATGAAATGGCAGCCCGATGCGATCATGGTCGATGCCGGCAATATCGGCGCAGCGATCGTCGACCGCCTGCGCCAGCTGGTGGGCGATCTGCCGGTGATCGAAGTGTGGTTCGGCGGAGAAGGCCGCGATGCCGACCTGGAGCCTGGCGTTGCCGTGCACACCGCAAACAAGCGCGCCGAGATCTGGACGCGGATGCGCGCTTGGCTTCGGCGTGGGGCAATCCCGGATGCTCCGCGCCTGCGCGATGACCTGGGCGGACCGACTTATGGCTTTGCCGCCGATGACACGCGCATCCGGTTGGAGCGAAAGGCCGATATGAAGCGGCGCGGCCTGCCCAGCCCCGACTGGGCCGATGCGCTGGCCTGCACGTTTGCCGAAGCGGTGTTGCCGCGCCGTCTGCCCAACTGGATGGACCCGGATCGCGTCGCCGTGCAGCGCGAACGCAGCCGCTATACCGAGCTGGACTGAGCACGAAATCGCGGCAACCGCGATCCAATGTCGCAAACCACCCGCGTAAGCCGATTTCGTCAACCACAGGAGGCCAGCATGTGCAGCACCCCGACGATCCCGACTGTCCCGGTTCGCCAACCCATGCAATTGCCCGATCACGGCGCGCCGGTCACTGTGTCTGATCCGCAGGCGTGGCAACGCACCGTGCTGGCCGGAATGGTCACCGGGCCGCAGGGCGTGCTGGGCACCCCGTCCGTTTCCAAGCCCACACTGGGCTGAAGGAGCGATGCACCCGATGCATGGCAATGACACCCTTCGCACCCATTTCGAAACGCGTCTGGCGCTGATGAAATCGGTGCGAACCGATTACGAAGCCGAAGCCGAACAGATCGCCCGTTTTGCCCAACCCGCGCGATCGCGCTTTGTCCGCGGGGCAAAAGACCACAATGGCGGCCGCCGCCGCATGTGGAACCGCACGCTGTTCGATCCGCACGGCATCGAAGCTTTCCGCACGCTGACCAATGGCATGACCAGCGGATTGTCCAGCGCGTCGCGGCCCTGGTTCACGCTCAATCTGGCCGATGCCGCACTGATGGAGGCCAATGGCGTGCGCGCCTGGCTGTCGGATGTGGAACGCCGGCTTTACGCCTTTTTTGCGTCGACCAATTTCTATTCGGCGGCGAAATCGGGCTATGGCGAGATGGGGCTGTTCGGCACGGAAGGCTGCGTGATGGTCGAACATCGCGTGGCAGGCGCGGTGTGCCACGCGCTGACGTTTGGCGAATACTGGATCGGGCTGTCCGATGCCCTGATGCCCGACACGTTGTACCGGGTGTGCCCGATGAGCGTAAAGCAGGCGATCGACACCTTTGGCGATGCCTGTGCGCCGGTGATCCGATCGCTCTATGACCGCAGCCAGTATGACGCGCCGGTCGAAATCTATCATGCGATCGAGCCTGATCCCGATTACAGCCCCACGCAATTCGGCGCCAAGCCATGGCGGTCGGTTTACTGGGACTGCGCCGACCGTTCGGACACGCTGCTGCGCGTCGCTGGTTATCAGGAACAACCGTTCTGGGCGCCGCGCTGGGATGTGGTCGGTGGCGACACGTATGGCGTTTCGCCCGGGATGGAGGCGCTGCCCGCCCTGCGCGAGTTGCAGATGCAGGCCAAGCGGCGCAACGAAGCGATCGACCAGATGGTCAAACCCGAAAAGATCGCGCCGCCCAATGTGCGCCTGACCGGCGAACCGGGCCGCGTGGTTGCGGCCGCGGGCGTGGACCGCGACCAGATCTTTATTCCCTATCAGATGCCGTACCAGGCGGTGGAAGCGATCGGCGAGGAAATGGACAAGTGCCGCCGGCAGATCGATTCACTGGCCTTTGCCGACCTGTTCAACGCGATAACGAACATGGCAGGCATACAGCCGCGCACGGTGGAGGAGATCGCCGCGCGCAACGAGGAAAAGCTGACCCAGCTTGGCCCGGTGATCGAGCGCGTGGCCAACGAAAAGCTGCAAGTCGCGATCGAACGCGCGTTTGGCATTCTGCAACGCGGCGGCATGCTCCCGCCAGTCCCCGCGGCTTTGTCGGAAAAGCCGTTGAACGTCGAATTCGTGTCGATCCTGCAACAGATGCAGCGCATGGTGGGGCTGGGTCAGATCGAACGCGTGGTGGGCTTTGTGGGCAATCTGGCCGCGGTCCATCCCGACGCGCTCGACAAGATCGACTTTGACGAGGCGGTCGATGAATACGGCTATCGCGCCGGGGCCCCTGCCCGGCTGATCCGCCCGGCGCGCGAAGTTGCCGCATTGCGCAAGGCGCGTACGGCGCAGGCACAAACCGCCCAGACGCTGGCGGCCATGCCCGCAATGAAGGCCGCGGCCGACGCCGCGCGCCTGTTGGCCGCCACCGATGTCGGCAATGGTGACAGCCTGCTCGCACGGATGCTGCCGCCGGGCTGATCCGCCATCATCTGAAAAGGCGTTGTGCATGGCGTTTGACGCGAAAGATGCCGAATTTCTGCTGTCGCGTGCCGAATTTCGTCGGTTTCTGTTTGCCGCGATCCAAAACGCGGGAATCCTGGGGCACAGCGTTTCGGCCAGCACGGCACCGGGCCGCGACCTGGGCCATCTGGAAGGCCGCCGGGCACTGGGGTTCGACCTGCTGAGAATGATCCATGCAGGCCAAAGCGAAGCTGTCCGCGGCGCCGATCCCGACGGCCTTACCACCCTGAGCCTCAGCCTGAGCGAGGCGCTTAACAACAAGGACATCACCCGTGAGCGAAGCCGTTTGCACGACAACGCCCGCTATGACGAGCTCCCCCGTGGAGGCTGAGCCATCCGCGCCGGGCGAGGCCGTAGCGGCACCCGAGCTGGCTGTGCCGGGCAATGTGCCGCCCCCGGTGGTTGCACCGGAACGCTACGACCTGGCGCTGGACGGGTTCACCATCGACCCCTCGCTGGTGCAGAATGCCGATCCCGTGTTGCGCGATATCGGCCTGACCAACGCTGCCGCGAACAAGCTGCTGCCCGTGGCGCGCGACATCATGGCGCGCACGCAGGAAAGCCTTGTGCGGCAAATCGAAGATGCCGCGGCCGCGCAGAAAAAGACCTGGCACGATGCATTTGTCGCCGATCCGGAAATCGGCGGCGCACACCGTGGCGAAACCGAGCATTTTGCCGCCAAGGCGCTGGATGCGCTGGGCTATTTGCAAGGTCATCCGTTTCGCCAGGCGCTGAACGACAGCGGGTTTGGCAACCATCCCGACCTGCTTCGCGCGTTTCGCCGCCTGGGCGAACTGCTGGGCGAAGACGGCAGTTTTGTCCGCCCGCTGACCGCGGCCAGCCGCAATCGACCGGTGTGGGAACGGCTGTACCCCGACGAAACACGCTGACCGGTTCATCGACGGCCCAAATGCCGCCGATGCCACAATGAGCGCATGATGCCGGCCGCATCGCGCCCGCAGTTTTCCCGCCGGCATCCCCCCTGCCCGCCGTTCTTGCGGGATTTCCCCATAGGAGACCAAGCTTATGGCCATTCTTGGCAGTTCATACTGGAACCTGATCGACGTTCTGAAAGCCGGCAGCGACGGCATCGGCGATGTGGTCGAAGCGCTGACCCAGCTGACGCCGTTCATGAAGGACGCCAATGTCGTCAACTGCAACAGCGGGACCGAGCACCGTTCATCGATCCGCACAGGGCTGCCGTCGGTATCGTGGGGCGCGCTGTACCAGGGGATTGCCCAGTCAAAGGGCAACTACACCGAAGTGAAGGACACCACCGGCTTTGTGGAAGGCCTGTCGAGCGTCGATGAACGCCTGCTCAATCTGAAACCGGCCGAGGCGGCAAAGCTGCGGCTGGTCGAAGGTCAGGGCTTTCTGGAAGCAATCGCGCAGACGATCGAAAGCGCAATCTGGTATTCTGACGTCAAGGTAAACGGCAAACAGTTCCATGGTCTTGGGCCCCGGTTCAATTCGCAACAGAACCCCAATGTGATCAACGCCGGCGCCGCCGGATCGAACAACACCTCGATCTGGTTCGTCACCCATGGCGACATGCAGACGTCGGTGATCGTGCCGGACACCATTCCAGGCGGTGTGCAGCGCGAGGATATGGGCCGGCAACGGGTGCTCGATCCCAATGGCAACCCGTTCTACGTAAAGGAAGAAAAATTTACCCAGCATGTAGGCCTGTGCGTCAAGGACTGGCGGTACAACGCGCGGATTGCCAATATCGACGTGCCCGGCGTGATCAGCGGGTCGGTCGCGCTCAACCCCCTGATGCGTCATGCCTATTACCGCCTGCACGGTCGGCGCGCGTACCGCATGGAGGCCGATGGCCAGATCAGCCCCGGCCGCACCGTGATCTACATGAACCGCACCCTGCTCGAAGCATTGGACGCGGAAGGCACCAACGGTCGCAGCGGCGTGGACAACTTCGTTCGTCTGACCCCGATGGAAATCCAGGGCGAAGAAGTGATGACCTGGCGCGGCATGCCGATCCGCGAAACCGACGCCCTGCTCAGCACCGAAACGCTGGTTTCGTAAGCCAAGGGCGCCATTCGGCTTGGTTCAATTTTCAGCCAGGACTGTCCGGGGCAAGGGCAATCGTGTTTGCCCCGGCGGCTGGTGAACAAGGATATTCCTTCATGATCATCGACACTTCGCTTGTTTTCAGCAACCTGCAGGCGGTAACCACTTCGGCTCCGTCGACCAATGCGCTCGACCTTGGCGCAACCGGCATACCGTTTGGTGCGACGGTGCCCTTGGTGCGCAACGTCGGCCATGGCGAGCCGATCGATCTGTCGGTTTCGGTGGCTGCGACTTTTACCGGGCTGACCTCGTTGCAGGTTTCGGTGCAGACCTCGTCCGATGGCGTGACGTGGACCTCGGTCGACACCGGCGCGCCGGTTCCGGCTGCGCAGCTGGTGGCCGGTTTCCAGTTCCATGTGCCCAAGGTTATTCAGGAAGCCAACTGCCGCTATCTGCAGCTGTTTTACACCGTGGTCGGCACCGCAACCGCAGGCACCATCAATGCGGCGATTGTCGCCAACCGCCAGAGCAACGCCAGCTGCGGCGGAGCCTGATGCCAAGCTATCGCGCGCGTGAACCGATCTATCTCAACAGTCTGGGGCGGATGGTCGACACTGACGAGGTGTTCACCAGCGACGAACCGCCCGGTCTGGCGTGGATACTGATCGACCCGCCAGCCGCCGCGGTTGTTGCGCCGCCGCGCAAGCCGGCCGGGTCGGGCAGATGACCCGGTCCTGAAAACGATGCGGGCCGCCGGCCACGCCGGCGCCCCGCACGCGGGGCTATCGCACCGCGACGATGCAGGACGACGATCTGCAAGGCCGCTTTGACAGGACTTACCGGCATGGCAACGCTTGACGACATCTGCAACATGGCCCTGGCAGAAATTGCCGCCGGCCCGATTACCAGCGTCGCGGACAATTCGATCGAGGCGCGCGAAGTCAGCCGCTTTGCCGCGCCGTTGCTGTCCGAATTTGCGCAGTGGTCGGACTGGAGCTGGGCCGTCACACGCACAGTGCTGACCGAAACGACCAATGACCGGTCTGCGGAATGGACCCATGCCTATGTCATGCCGGGCAATTGTGCCCGAGCATTGGCGATCCGCGCGGAACAGGACACCGCCTGCCATCTGCCACACGCCGGTCCGTTCCCGTTTCCGGTCCAGGATGCGATCCCGCTTGCCTTTCTGGTCGAAGGCGGGCTGATCTATTGCAATGTGTGGTCGGCCACATTGGTGTTTGTCGCCACGATGACCGACATCACCGTGCTGCCCCCGCTGGCTCGCCGCGCTTTTGCGCTCGAACTTGCGGCACGGGTGGCAGTGCCGATCCGCAAGGACACGGCCCTTGCACGCGAACTTGGCGCAGCCGCAGAATTGGCGCGCGCCCGCGCGATTGCCGACGATTACAACCAGCGGGTCAGGCGCCCGGCAACCTATGTCAGCGATGCGGCCTTTGCCCGCTCCGGTATCGGGAGCGACCTGTGACCACGCGCATTCCCCAGGTCAATTTCAGCAAGGGTGAACTGGCGCCTGAACTCTACGGCCGGTTCGACGTCGATGCCTGGCAGGCCGGCCTGCGCCAGGCGCGCAATGTGATCGTGATGAAGTATGGCGGTGTGACCAAGCGGCCGGGCACGCGCCTGGTCGCAGAGGTAATCAACCCGGCGACACCGACCCGGCTGATCCCGTTCCAGTTTTCCATGACCCAGACCTACGTGCTGGAAATGGGCCAGGGCTATATGGCGCCATGCGTGCTTGGCGGGCGGGTGCTGGAGACCGAACAACCGATCACCGCCGTCTCGAATGCCGTAAATGCGCAAGTGTCGATTGCCTTCCACGGCTATGCCGCGGGTGACCTTGTCTATATCGACGGCGTGGCCGGCGGCATGGGCGCGGTCCTGAATTTCAGGACCTGGCAGGTGGTGTCGGTCATCGATCCGAACACGATCACGATCAATGCCGATACGACCGGTTGCGCGGCATTTTCGGGCTGCACCGGGGGCACAGCCAATCTTTCCCCCCCTGCCGTGGTCACAGCGCCGATCGTTCCGCCACCCGCTCCGAGCGCAACCGCGCCGACCGTTTCCTACGGCGGCGGGCTTGGCTCTTTTCGCCTGAAGGATTGATCGGATGGGGGCATCGCGTGTGTATCAGGCCGGTTCGCCGTACAATGGCGTAGAACTTGCCGACATCGATTTCGAGCAGACTGCCGATACGTTGTATCTGGCGCACCTCAACCATCCGCCAACCAAGCTGGTCCGGTCGGGCAACACCAGCTGGGCATTTCAGCCGGTGCAGTTCGGGCCGACCCTGGCCGCGCCCGCGACCTGCACGATCAACGCGACCGTTGCCGATACTGATTCGGCGAACAACGGGCTGAACTATTTTCCCGAGACCGCCCGATATTGCGTGACGGCCATAAACGACCATACCGGCGAGGAAAGCCGTGCTTCGCCGACCGTAAGCGTCTTCAACGACCTGACGCTGAAGCGAAATACCAATGCGCTGGCCTGGAGCGGGGTGACCGGAGCGACCCGCTACAACGTGTACAAGGCCGGCAATACGCAGTTTTTCGGTTATATCGGCACCACCACAGCGACGAATTTTGTCGATGACAACATTGGCCCCGCCTATGATCAGGCACCACCTATGGCCAACAATCCGTTTGCCAGTGCCGGCAATTACCCATCGAGTGTGACGCTGTTCCAGCAGCGCGCAATCTGGGCGCGATCGCAGAACGTGCCGCACGGAATATGGACGTCGAAATCGGCCCTGATCGAAAATATGGATTATTCCACGCCGTTGCGCGGCGATGACAGCATGAGCTTTGCAATCATGGCGGGGCGGGTCAACTCGGTGAACCAGCTGACATCGACCACGTCGCTGTTGGCACTGACCAGCGACAGCGTGTTCGATATTCTGGGAAGCGGCAATGGCGGGCCGCTTGACGGCACTGCGCCACCGCTGATCCAGCGCCAGGTCGGGCGAGGATCATCGCGTCTGCCACCGTTGGTGGTCGACAACGTGGTGTTCTACGTGCCTTCCATCGGCACGTCGGTGCGCAGTCTGGGATATGACTTTGCCATCAACGGGTTGCGGGCAAACGACATCACGATCTTTTCGCCGCACTTTTTTACGGGTCATACCATCGTGTCGTGGTGCTACAGTCAGGAACCGCGATCGCTGATCTGGGCCGTGCGCGATGATGGCGCGCTGTTGTGCTTCACGTGGGAGCAGGAACAAAACATCTGGGGCTGGACCCTGTGCGAAACCGACGGGCGCGTGCTGTCGGTCTGTGCCATCACCGAGGACGGCGAAGACCGGGTCTATCTGATCGTGCAACGAACCATCGGTGGCCAGTCACGCTGTTTCGTCGAGCGCATGGCTTCGCACCGGTGGAACGCGCTTGCAGAGTGCTGCTTTCTCGATTGTGCGGTGTCGGCCAGCTTTGCCGCGCCACAGGCCAGTTTTACCGGTCTTTGGCATCTTGAGGGCCAGACCAATATCGCGGGGCTGATCGATGGCGTGCCTGTGTCCGGCCTGACGGTGACCAACGGCACGATCATGCTGCCTGCTTCGATCGGCACAGGATCGGTGGTGTCGTTCGGGCTTCCCTATTCGGTCGATGTCGAAACACTGCCCTTGCGCATCAATGCACCGGGCAGTGGCTCAAATATCGGCAAAGTGCAGAATCCGTCGATGGCAGCCCTGACCTTGAGCGAAACCGGTCTGATCAACGCGGGTATCGGCAGCGCCGACCTGTTTCCGGTCGTTCCACGACAGACCGATGCGGCCAACGCCTTGTTCGATGGCACGTACCTGGTTTCGATGGACAATGCCGTGCGCACCGAGTGCACCGTGTGGATCAACCAGGATTTGCCCCTGCCGTTTACGCTGTTGGGCGTGGCCATCGACCCGGTGATCGGGGGATGATGGCGCGGCGCGATACGGCCATCCGGCTGGTGCCTGCCGATGCTGCCCACGTGATCGATCTGGCACCTCGCCTGCGGCCGGTCGATCGGATCGAATGCGCCGCTATGGGGCACAGCGCAGGGCAGGCGCTGCGCCATGGCCTGCTGGTCAGCGCGCAAGTCTGGACCGCGCTGGAAGGCGACCGGCCAACGGCAATGTTTGGCGTCGTGGCGGGCTCAGCGGCGGACAGTGATGCCATTCCTTGGTTTCTGGGCAGCGATCACGTTTCGCGCCACGCCCGCACGTTGATCACCCAGGGCCCTACGATCGTGGCAGCGATGCATCGTCATGGCCGCCGCCTGTGCAATTTCGTGTCCTCGGAAAACCTGCAGGCGATCCGCCTGCTCGAACATTGGGGTTTTACCGTGGAACAGGACCATGTCGAGATGCGCAAGGTCGCGTTTCGACGTTTCATCCGGGAGATCAAGTGATGTGCGCGCCTGTCGTCCCCCTTATTGCCGCCGGACTTGGCGCTATCGGATCCGGCATCAGCATGGCATCATCGATCGGCCAGGCACGGGCACAGGCCGCAGCAGCCGATGCCAATGCCCAGGCTGAAAGCAATGCCGCCCAGATCGGCCAGCAGAACATGCGCGATGCGGCCCTGCAGCAGTACCGCCAGATCGCAGCGGTTACCGGACAGCAACGCATGCTGGCCGCCGCCAGCGGCGATGCGGTCGGCTATGGCACATCCGCCAACGCCCAGGATGACACCCGGATTCTGGGGCAGGAAAATCTTGCCCGGATCTATGCCCAGGGCGACCAGAACCTGATGGGATCCGACGTTTCGGTTGCCAACGACCTGGGGCAGGCGGCCGTTGCCAGCAATCGCGCCAATGCTGCATTGGTCGGCGGTCTGTTCAACCTGGGCAGCGGTCTGGCCGGCAGCGGCGTCGGGCTGTTCGGGGCCGGTTCCGCTCCGAGCGCGACTGCGCTGGGTGGCGCGAGCCAATATGCGTCATTCAAGACAGGAATGGGCCTGTGATGCGCGCGCCGGTCTATGCCCCGACCTTTACCCCGGTCGAAGCCTATCACGCCCGTTTCACAGCGCCGGTCGGCCCGACACCGGGCAATACGGTCGGCAATGCGCTGATCGCCGGCAAAGCGGATCTGCTGCATCTTGATGCGACGCGCGCGGCGATCCAGGCAGTGACCGACGATACTGCCGGCCGTGCGCGCGCCGTGCAAGACCGGGCGGCCATGCTTGATCTGGTGGCAAATCATGCCGGTTTGCAGGGGGGCGCCGCGGTTGCCGCGCAACCGTCGATGCTGGGTGAATTGGCTAGGATCAGGGCTGACGGCCAGGCCGATCTTGCCACGCCCGACATGGCAGCCGCCTATGATGCCCAGATTCGCCCGGCATTCGACGACGCGAGCGGCCGCATCACAAGCCATGCTTTGAACCAGGCCTTGGTGGAGCGTCAGGCGCTGGCCGAACTTACGCTGCGCGATGCCCAGAACAGTGCCGCGGCGGATTGGCGTGACCCAGGTCGCTTTGTGCAAGGGTTGGGCACGGTGCAGAGTTTGGCTGCCACGCATGCCGGGCCGGCAGCCAGCGATACGGACCGCACAGCCGCGGTGCGCGGTGCCGTCGGCGGTACCGTGGCGCAAGCGCTGGGCCAGGCGCTGACTGCTGGCGAGCCCGAATTTGCCGCGCATATCATCGGCGGTTGGGGTGGGTCCCTGTCGCCTGCAGCCTATCAACTGGCGGTCGCACGCGTCAGCCAGGCAAGGCAAAATCAGCGCATGGCCGCCGTGTTTTCCCAAGCTGCGGGTGGCAATCCGCCCGACAATCCGACGACGAATGTGCCACCGGACAATGCTGTCGCGATCCCCGCACCCGTTGGCGCGGCGGTTTATCCGATTGCCGGCGGAACGGTGACCGCCATCGATGGCGCGCCCGACAATGCCTCGATCCGGATCACGCATCCCGATGGCAGCGATGCGACATATGGCGGTATCGGACTTGCCGCGGTTGCACCGGGCAATATGGTCACGCCGCGCCACGTGATCGGCAGCGCCGGGCCTGCGGTCACGCTGCAGATCGCCACACCGACCGGCGCGCCTGACAATGCCGCCGCAACGCTGCAAAGTGCGGGCGGCCCTGCGGCCATGATCGGGACAAGCGATGCGCCGCGCATCTGGGACCCGCCGACACTGATCGACCGGATCGCAGCAAGGCAGGACTTGTCGGAGCAGGATCGGGCATTGGCTGCAAACCTTGGTCAGCGCCGCATGGCGCTTGACCAGACCCGGTTGGCAGAAAACGACCTGGCTGCCGGGCGCACGCTTGCGACCATGGCTTCGGCTGCGCCCGGACAATTTGGCCGCGCAGAAGACCTGCCGGTCGACCTTGCTGCAAACCTGACACCGACAACCCTGGCAAACGTCGATACCGCGCTGCGCGGCGCGGCCCAGACGCCGTTCGGGCCGGCAACGGACAACCCGACCAGCCTTCGCCTGGAACTGTTGCAACGCCGGTCACCCGGTCAATTTGCGCAGGTCAATCTGGCTCCGATGGTCGGCGCTGTACATCCCGGTGATCTGGTCCGCCTGGCGCAAAACCAGGCGGCGATCGTTTCAGGCCAAGGATCGGATGATCCAGCGGATCATCGATCGGCGGTGCTTGATGCCATGGCAAGGCACGAGTTCATCACGGGCGAACATCTGCCCGACACCATTCTGCCGGTGATCAGCGATCAGGCAACGACGCTGCTGCGGCTGAATCAGACAGAGCCCACAGATCGTCAGGCAATTGGCGCAGCGGTCGCCGATGCGATCCAAAGCCAGCGCGATCAGCCGTAGACCCCGACCATCAGATCTCTGCCGCCAACGCGGGGCAAGCCACAATCTTACCGAAAAACCACCCTCCCGATCCATCGCCGGTTCGGGCGCAAGGAGTGACGCATGGTTGATATCACCACCCCTGATCTCCTGCCTGGATTAAGCGGCAACATCGTCAAGAAGCGGCTTGTCGACATGGGAGACGGCACGTTTGCCGAAATGACCGTCACCACGCTTGCCGCCAGCGCAAATGCGGTGGGCACAGTCAATCTGGGGTCACTCAACGGGGCGGCAACCGCAGCCAACCAGGCGCTGGGCAATGCGGCGCTTTCGACTTTGACCGCGCCTTTCACCGCTGCCACATCGGTGGCGTTGACGGCCACGATCGGCGACACCGTGGCCCATCTGTTGGGCCCGCTGACGCCGCAGCTGAACCGGCAAATCTGGGTGACCTTGAATGCCACGGTTCAGGCAAGCGGTACTGCACAACTTTTGCGATCCACCGATGGCGGTACGACCCGGCTGGCCATCACCCGCCAAGGCGTGGCGATCGGAACGTTTACCTTCAATTCCATGACCGGCGCCATCGTCAACGAGCCGGTCCAGACTGAAACGGATGCATCGGCCACCTATTACCTGGCGATCACGCTGACCGCCGGGGCGGTGTCCGTGCGCATGGCGCAGTAAGCGCGTGGTGGGCGATTTGACCCATGCCGACCTGCACAGGGACATCGGCCGGATGGAAGGACGGTTTGCCGCAATGGAAGACCGGTTCGACCGTGTCGAGCAGACTCTGGACCGCATCGATCAACGCCTTGCGCGGATCGAGGCACGCGAAAGCCAGCTGCGTGGTGCTTGGTGGGTCCTGGCCGGCTGTGGCGCCGTCATCGGTGGAATTGCAGCGATCATCATCGGACATTTCTGGAAATGAGCAGCCATACCTTTACCGACGCGTTGAGCGTCGTCCTGAAAGAAGAAGGCGGCTTTGTCGACGACAGCCGCGATCCGGGCGGGGCGACCAATCTGGGCGTGACGGCACGGACGTGGCATTCGTGGAGCGGGCAGCCGGCGTCGCCCGATACGATGCGCACGCTGACCGGCACAAAAGTCGCACCGCTGTACAAGGCCTGGTTCTGGGACAAGGTTGGCGGCGACAATCTGCCGGCAGCGCTTGGCCTGGCCTTGTTCGATTTTGCCGTAAACGCCGGACCGGCGCGAGCCATGACAGCGCTGCAAGGCATTGTCGGCGCGCACAAGGACGGTCAGGTCGGGCCAGCAACACTGCGTTCGATCCAGGCCTATATCAGCGGCATCGGACTGGCAAAATTGATCATGCGGTTGTGCGCCGCGCGCGCCGATGCGTACCAGGAACTGCCCACGTTTCCGGTGTTTGGCAAAGGCTGGCTGGCGCGCATCGAACGGATCGAGGCCGAGGCACTGTCATGGATTGGCTGAGGCAGGCGCTGACCGGCGCAGACAACCGGACAGTCGCAATCGGGCGACTGGTAGGTATGGCGATCGCGATCGTGCTGCTGATTGGCCTGCCGGTGGTCGCGGCAGGATCGATCATCCGCAAACTGGTCGATGTCGGCGCGTGGAGCCAGCTGTTCGGATCACTCACGATCTACATTCCCGCAATCACGCTGGCCATTGGCGGCCTGATTTACGGGACCAATTCCACCGAGCCAACATCGGGTCAGAAAGAGGGTCAAGATCATGAATAAGGCAATTCGTGCCTCGGCTGCGGCCTTGGCGCTGGCGATCGCGTCGCCCGCGATCGCACAAACCGCAGCACCGACGTATCTCAAAGGCAGCCAGGTCACTGCCGCCGACGCCACGGTCATTCTGGACAAGACCGGAGTGCCGCTTGGCACAACGACCAACCCCGTCGCCATCTACGATCCGAACACCTCGACCCTGGTCAATTCGATCTATGCACCGATCCCTGCGCAAACGACGCACGGGGTGAATGTCGGCGGTATCGAGGGTCTGACGGTCGCGGGCACTTCGGGCGGCTATCCGGTGACCGTGCAGGGCAACACCAGCGGTGTGCCGGTTCCCGTATCCGGAACATTCTGGCAGGCAACCCAACCGGTGTCCGGGACGATCGGGATCAGCGGAACACCCGTCGTTCTGCCCGCCGCCAACAGCGGTGGTGCGGCGCCTGTCGTTCAATCCGACAACAGTGCTCCGATCAACGTATCGGCTGCCGCGACGACGCAAGTGGTGGCGCTGGTTGCGGCCAAATCAATTTATGTCACGAGCTGGGACATCGTCGTGGCCGGTGCCAATACCATCACGCTGGAATACGGCACAGGAAGCAATTGCGGCACCGGCACAACCGCGCTGACAGGCACCTATAACCTGGCTGCAAATGGCGGTCTGGCTGCTGGATCGGGGCTTGGTGTGCTGTTCAAGCTGCCGGCCGGCAATGCACTTTGCGTTGTAACCGGGGCAGCAACGCAGGCTGCAGGCCGGGTGTCCTATGCGCAGTTCTAAGGCAAAGCCGAACCAATGGGCCAAGGCGGGCATGGCAGTGGCGGCGTTTCTGGCGCTGTTGCTGTGCATTCCCTGCGCCACGGCAATGACCCTGACGCCAATTGGCAAGGCGTCGTGCGATACCGCCGCAAATACCTGCTCTACCACCGCGTCCGGCAGCGTCGCTGTGGGCGGCACGGTTATGGTGATTGCAGTGATCGGTCAGTCGGCACCAACCGCCATTATCGTGTCGGACAATGCAAAAACGGCCAATTGTGGCGGCGCCTATACGGTCCAGACTGCCAATATCACGAGCGGTGCGACAGCAACCACCGTCATCGCCTTTTGCACCGTGACGGCAGGCACGATCACCTCGGGGGCAACGTGTGGTGCTGGCGGAACAAGCCAATGTGCATTTGCGATCACCTATGCCGGCACGGCTGCACCGACAATGCTGGCCGCCTATGCGGTGACCGGCAACGCACAGGCAACGTTTTTCGACAAGCAAGGATCAAAAGCGACCGGCCAATGGACCAGCGGCAGCGCAGTGGCCGGCGCCAATTCCGGCGCTGTGGCGTGGTCGAGCGAAGACATCATTTCGGTCCTGAACGTCCCGCTGTCCAGCAGCGCGGATACGGTTGGCAGCTACACCGGCGGATATACCGCCGTCAGCGCGTTTCCCGGCTCATCGAACCGTCCTGGTTTATGGATTGCGAAACAGACGATCGCCACTGGGACCGCGCAAGTGGGATTCACACCGACCAGCGCGGCGACGCGCGCATTTCTCAGTCAGACGTTCAGCTTCGTCAACGCGGGCGCAACAGCGACGGCGCGGCCGATGCGCACATTTTTGGGGGTCGGCCAATGATGCACCACAAAGTATCAATTTCGCCTATCGCCTGGTGGCTTGCGCTGATTGCAGCCCTGTCGTTGGGTCATGGTGCCCACGCGCATCCTGTGGTTTGGGGTGGCACGCCATGCACTTACGACGGCACCGATGTCGATGGCTGCTACAACGGCGGATCGGTGCAGGTGCCGACGTTTTTCAAGGGCTATGCTGCGCAAAGTGCCGGGCAATCTTACCCTTCCAGCACCGCCACCCTGTGGGGCAGCGGGTTCAGCGCATCCGCCAGCAAGCAACCCGTCAACCGCGTCTATGTCACTCGACCGCCCTGGAATGTGGCGGGCGTCGATTTCGCTGTGGGCATGCCGCGCTGGCAGATGCCAACCACCGCGAACTTGCACCCGGCCTATCTGAAAGACCCGGCGCAGATCGCAACCGACCCGCTGGTCAATCCGAACCTCGACGGCGCGAATTGCAAATTCTACACCTCGAACAGCGCGGTATCGGGCGGCGTGGCGGCGGGCAGCATCGCCACGCCAACACCCTTCACCTGGAGCGGTCCGGGCATCTATTGCTCGAACGTATCGGGATCGACCAATCCCCTGATTTTCGACGGCTACAACTTTGGCTGGAACAGCGTCACCGGCTTTGGCTGCGTGCCAATCGACATTGCCGGGCGGACGTGGGGCACGGCCGCGGCGCATACCAGTCGCGACACCGCCGCAATCGTGGTGCGCAATTCGCTATTCGTGAACGGACCGAATTGCAATATAGTTGGCAGCATCGCTGCGGGTACGGGCACCGCGTCGTCTGGACCGCAAGGGCAAAGCTACATCGTTCAATTGGTATCGACGATCACGGCGAACACCTTTGCCTTCTACAACAACACCGTGCTGGGCTGCGGCGGAGACGCCAATGCCGGCGCGCTGGAAACCGCGCTGTGCAGCGCCAATTGGCCGGGCGGCACCTATACGGCGGGGTCGGTCACAGTCACCGGCTATGCCGCAGGGGTCGCGCCGTTCAACACGCACCTTATCAGCGATGCCCAAGCGTCGGGCAATAGCTGGATCGAGAACAACGCGTTCCTGCACCTGACCGGTCGCGTGATCGATTACAACAACACCAATGTCGGCAACACCGTCCATAAGTTCGATCACAATTATATCGAGGGCATGATCTATCAGCCGCAGCCCTACGTCTATTTTTCGTCGATCGTATGTTCGGCCAATTGTTCGTCGCCTTCGACCAGCGCGCTGGCGCTTGAGACCGTTACCGCGACCGCGCCGCACGGCATCCCTGTCGGGTCAATGTTCACGCTCATTCTGTCGAGCAACGGCGCAAGCGGCCTGGCGTGGAACGGCACCTACACCGTGACGGCCACCGACACCACGCACCTGACGCTGCAATCCAGCACCAACCCCGGCGATTGGACCTGGTCGAGCGGTGCCTATGGCTTGGCCTATTCCAACTATGGCCACGGCGAAGTGCAGTATATGGGCGCAAACATCGGCGGCGCGGTGTTCAACGGCACGATCAGCGGCAACACTCTGACCGTGAACAGCCTCACCAGCGGTACTCTTGCGGCGGGGCAGTATGTCACCGCCAACAGCGTGGTCGACGCCGTCATCAACGGATCGGTTTCGGGCACAACCCTGACCGTGAACAGCGTGACATCGGGAACCGTGGCGATCGGCCAGATCGTCGCGGGCACCGGCATTCCCACCGGCACCATGATTGTGTCGGGCAGCGGATCGACCTGGACGCTGTCGCAGCCTGCCACGGCAGGATCGGAAACAATCAACCTGTCCTACACGATCCCGTCGCCCACCTACATCGTGTCGGGCAGCGGATCGACTTGGACGCTCAACCAATCGCTGACCAACCCGGTCGGCCCGACCTTGATGAACAGCCCGTATTACACGATCGGCGCGCAGGGCGGCACGACCGAATTCGATTATCAATACAACACCTATCTCCAGCCCGCATCGACGTTCGGCTATGGCGGCCAGACGGTTGTGTATCTGGCCGGCGCGCAGAATTTCGGCGTGCCGTTGCAGACCTTTACCGGGTCAATCGATCACAACGTGTTTGTCCAGAACCTAAGCCCCACCGGCAACCACCGGCCCACCTCGGTCACGGCGGTTTCGACCAGCTATGTGCGGTTTCAGACATTGGCGTTCACCAAGAACTATCTCGACCCCACTGGCGGCTATTCGTGCTGGCAAACGCTTACCGACGATCCTTCGACCGGCTTGAGCATGAGCGGCAACGTCAACCTGCTCAACCCGTCCGACCCCTACATCAATCAGATCGATAGCATCGGCATCGTGCCCTATTCGTCCGGGGCCAACAGCGACGGACAAGCCGAGAACGGCGTGGCCTACAACCCGTCCACCGGCGTGGTCACGCTCACGCTGTCCTACGCTGCACCGTGGGTATCGGTCGGGCAATCGTTCTATATCGCCGGCTACAAGCTGTCGGGCGGCACCGACTATCTGGCAGGCGCACACACAGTCGCCAGTGTCTCGGGCACCTCTGTCACTTACAATTCCGGGATCAGCGGCGCGACCGGCATTCAGGTCAGCAAAAACCCTACGCTGTCGATTTATCAGCCCGGCAGCAGCACGGCTTTGCAAGCTTGTTACGGACACAATTGAAGGGAAAACACCATGAGCATTGATACCGACATCGCAACCGAGGCCAAGACTGCCGAAGCAAGCCTGCTGGCCAAATATGCCGCGTCGTGGCCGTATTGGACGCCTGTGGTGATCCTTGCGGCGATCCTGGGCCATTACGTGTGACCGGCCTGTTATCAACGCTGGTGCCGTCGCCTGTCGGTCTGGCGTTGAAAGCCGCACCTTATGCCGCGCTGGTCGGGGTGTCGCTTCTGGCGTGGCACTTCGACAGCCGCGCTGTGGCCAATGCCGAGGCGGTGCGGGTGCAGGCCCAACAGTTCAAGGACGCACAGGCCGCAGCCACGGTGATCGCGCAACAGGCTTTGGCGCATGAACAGGCCGTCTATCAGCAGAAAGCCACGGAGGCAGACAGTGCATATCAGACACAGCTTGCGGCGGCTCAGTCTGCCGCTGATCGCTATATCGCTTCTCACAGCGTGCAGCCCGCAACCGCTCAAGGTGCTGCCAGCACAGCCGTTGCCAGCGCCCAGGGTGGCAGTCCCGCAGTTCCTGCAAACGTGTCCACCGCTGCCGTCATGGTATCCCCCGACGACGTGCGCGCCTGCACCAGTGCCGCAGACTACGCATTGAAGGCGCATGATTGGGCAAAATCAATAAGTCGGTGA